CCTCCCAGCCCGTCTTAATTGGCTTTTGGCCAATTAAGACATCATCGCCACCTTCGAACAAGCTCGCTTGTTCGAGGGCTCGTGTACTCACTGACTGAGCCTGACCCGGTCTCCGGACGGAGATACGGATTAGACTCAAGTGCTTCCCGAAGGTCGGGATCTGTGAGTGGTCGCACGGAAGGTCGACGTTTTTCGGTAAAATACCGAAGAAGCATCGACCAACCATCGATCACTTTATTAATCACAGGAGACTTCACGTCGAGGCAATGGAATTCAAACTTTTGCAAGTTTTTATTCCACCGTCGTCGGAGAGGTCTCTGCACTAATGGTGTTCTGCGTAAGCTAGGGCATGAAAGATTCATGTCTTCGCTAGGAATTGCGCCGTAGATTACGGTCAACTCCTCTACGATTAAATCGTAGAGCGCATAGTACCGCTTATCGTAGAAGGAATTCGCATATGCGATCCAACTCGTATAAACGTCAGGGCGGCGAGATGATGACCAGACTGTCCGTAAACGGACAGGAGTGACGTTGACACCTTGGAAGGCGTCCATGCCACACGATTCTCTAAAGAATCCACTGGTGCAACTCTTGTCATGGTTGATTTTCAACCCAAATGACTCGAGATGTTCGATAGCGTCTGCGGTATAACCCGCCGGGACTATCACATCATCCCCATACACTAAGATACCATCTCTGGTATCCTTATCAGGTGCTCCGCCAGCGAGGATAGCCCAAATTGTAAGCGCCATTATTGGAAAGCATAAACAGCTTCCCATTGGTGCGAACTTTCTAAGCTTCAAAACCCCGCCGTCCGGGAGCACTGTCGATGAACTCCTACAAGCCTCTAAGTACGTAAAAACGTGCCTAGGGAACAGTAGGCGGACAAGATCAACGCTTACTCGATCAGAGGCCTCTTTAAGGTCTAAGGTCGCATACCGTTGGGACTTTGAGCCTTCTAAAGCTCTCGTCCTGTTCGGAGTTTGATCTGTGAAGTTAACACGACCTCGGGTGAGGGGGTGTTCTTCAACCAACGAAACTATGGCCCTTCCCAGTCCCTGTTGGACCCATTGAAAATCAACGGGTTCGCAAGAGATTAGTCGGGGGCCACGTGAATCTTTCGGCACGAGTATTACTCGTGCTGGCAGATCCTTGTCCTGCACGGCAGCAAAGCCGCGATAGGAATCACAAACATGTCCTAAAGACGCGCAGAAATACGCGTCAAAGGGATAAACGTCTGTAATACGATGCGAAACGTTCGTCCAGGCATACTTGCCCCAGAGCTGTTGCTTTGTAGCAACAGTCCCAGGGCCATGCCGGGGAACGACGTTCGCAGGGTCAAAGTACTCGAACACTCCTTCGAGGAGTATTCGAGCCTCACGTAATACAGAGGTCGGTGACAACGTTTCACAACGTTGATCATCAACCAAAGTACTATTACCCGAAGCAGATTCCAGATCTTGGAAGACCACTTCGAGCGTTTCAAGGTCAACTTCGGCTTCTTTGAAGCCGTCGATGACTGTTTGTTCCTGTTCATCGGAATATGGGATTTCATACTTGTAAAACAGGTATGAGACATCCCGTATTACGCTGATACTTAGTACACACGGTTGCTCAAGGGGCACCCCGTCTGGTCGGAAGATCCTGCTGAAAAACTCACCGAGAAATCTCGGAAGTTTACTATTTGGAAGGGAATCGAATCCCAACTTTATAGAGTCCAGCGGTGTTCCTCCTGCAAGAGCCTTGTCAAAGGCCTTGCCCAGACGTGGTATAGTTTTCGTGAGAAAACCAATCCCTTCAGCATGCAACCTCGACTCGACCTTTTTAATGGTCAATTTGAGGCTGCGAGTGTTGAACACTACTCCATGCGCGTTTGAGACGCTCTGAAGCAGTGCAGCGATGATTTTACTTTCATCTAAGCCTTTTGTAGGTACCATAACGGTAATCCTGCTTAGGCATGCATACACT